GTTCTTTTTTTAACTGTGCTTGAAACAATGCAATTGAATTTTTAGCAGATAGTTTATTACTGCCTAAAGTGGCTGGAAAAGTTAAATCTGAAACAAAGTCTTCTGTTCTACTCATAGATATATTTATAATGGCGTACAAAGGAAAATACAAAGTAAAAAACACTAATAAGTATGAAGGTGACCCCACCATGTGCATCTTTCGTTCTTTGTGGGAACGTCAAGTCTTTAAATGGTGTGATGAAAACCCTGATATTTTAAAATGGTCGAGTGAAGAAGTAATCGTTCCGTATCGTTGTAAGACTGATAATCGTTTACATCGATATTTTCCAGATTTACGTTTGACAATGAGCAATGGTAATGAGTATTTAATTGAGATTAAACCCAAGAAAGAGACAAAGGAGCCTAAGAGGCCTACTCGTAAGTCACAGAAGTACCTTCGTGAGGTAATGACGTACATAAAGAATCAATCTAAGTGGGAAGCAGCAAATGAGTATTGCTTAGATAAAGGTTGGACATTTCAAGTATGGACCGAAGATACTATTAAAGGATTAGGAATTAAGTTGCTAACTTGATATAAATAGTTAAATGGCACTATCTTATTTTGAAAAATTAGAAACAGACGCGTTTCGTTCTGGCGTTCAACCAAGAACTAGAGAGTCATTGCAATGGTTTAAGAAAAGATTAAAAAGTGTAACAAGAGTTCAGAATAATCAAATATTAAAAGACCCTTTACTTAATCGAGTAGCCAAACCTTTGATGGGTCGAATGTATATGTATTTTTATGACCCAAAGACAAAAGAAACTCTACCATATTACGATCGCTTTCCATTAATCATTATGGTTAAAAAAGAAAAGGGTGGATTCACAGGTTTGAATTTACATTATTTACCTCCCGTTCTAAGAGCAAGATTTTTCGATAGATTAACAGAATTTACAAATAACAAAAAATATGACGAGAGTACAAGTTTTCGATTAACGTATAATTTTTTAAGAAATTCATCAAAATTAGAACTTTTTAAACCTTGTTTTAAAAGATATCTTACAAGTCAAGTAACAACAAGAATAACAGAAGTGCCAGCTACCGAATGGGAGGTTGCACTTTTTCTTCCAACTGATAAGTTTGTTAAGAACTCAAGAACTACAGTTTGGAAAAAATCAAGAGCAATGATATAAGATGCCAAAACATATCGATAATTTACAAGCAGCAATTAACAGACGGAAAGGGTTTGCTCACCCAAATAGATTTAGTCTTACGTTTCCTATTCTTCGACAAGTAGTAGATAGCGAACAAGCAAGAGATATTGAATTTTTTTGTGAAAGTACATCTATACCAGGTAGACAAATTTTAACAAACGATTATGGACCAACAAGACAGACAGAAAAAAGACCAAATGGATACTCAAATGAAGATGTAAATTTTGTTTTCAATCTGACAAACGATTATTTTATAAGAGACGTATTTAATAGATGGACAAATGCAATTGTTAATAGAGACACATACGAAGTTGGATATAAAAGTGATTATGCTTTTGATATTTTTGTTCATCAATTAGATGAAGAAGATACAAAAATATATACGGTCGCATTAAGAGATGCTTTTCCAGTAACAGTTCAAAACATAGATTTAAATAATACAACTACAGACTCTGTACAGAAATTAAATGTAACGATGGCTTATAGAGATTTTGAAGAATTGAAAGGTGAGCCAATAGGAATAGTGCCGGCACCAATTGCGGACCCAACACCAGCTGGTATTACGCGCAATGGGAACTTTAAAAGAAATTTATCTAGACCACCAAAAGATTACTTAGACCCGACTTTACCAGATCAAGCAGCATTTAAACAAAATAGACAACCAAGTGGTGGTCCATTACCGAATAAAGCTGATGTTATACAGAAAAGACGTAAAATACCTACTATCATTCCTTTCTTACCACCTAAAATAAATCAGATAAATAGAATAGCGAGAATATTTGGAGTCACTGCCACACAGCCTGGGAGCGCCCAATAAACTTTAAATTATTAAAATATTATGCCATTACCAAAATTAGAATCAACTAAATATACAACTCAAATACCTTCTACAAAAGAAGAAATTGAGTTTCGCCCTTTCCTTGTAAAAGAGGAAAAGATACTTATGATTGCACAAGAATCTGAAGATGAAAAACAGATTATGTCTGCGATGAAAGAAATTGTATCAGCCTGTACCTTTGGAGAGGTTAATGCTGATGAATGCACACTTTATGATATTGAATACTTATTTCTCCAGTTGAGAATGAAAAGTATCGGTGAGACAGCCACTATAAATTTAAAATGTGATAAATGTGGAAAATATACACCAGTAGAAATCGATTTAAACGAAGTCAAAGTTGTATTTCCAGTAAATGATTTAACAAACACGATCGCTTTAACAGAAGATATAGGTATTACACTAAAGCCATTAACACTTAAAGCCGCTGCAAAAGTTGCAGGCAAAAGTGAAGAGGTCTTTAACCAAGCGATTATTCAGTCAATCGATTCCGTTTATGACGCTGATAATGTTTATAGCTCATCTGATGTAACTGAAAAAGAGCTCCTTGAATTTATTGATTCAATGTCACATTCACAATTACAAGAAGTTCAAAAATACCTAAACGATCAACCAGTATTAAAACACACAGTCAAGTTCACATGCAAACATGATGGACACGAAAACGAGATAGAACTGAAAGGAATTGCATCTTTTTTCTAATAGGCCTTTCTCACGATTCGCTGTTAAATCATTATCATACAAATTTTGCAATGGCCCAACATCATAATTACAGTTTAACAGAATTAGATAATATGCTACCATGGGAAAGGCAAATTTACGTTTCATTATTAAAAGATCACATTAAAGAGGAAAACGAAAGAATACAAAGGCAAAATGCATCTTCAACTAAAAGAACTTACGCATGAGTGACGACGCTCCAGTAACATCAAAAGACTTCCAAAAGCTAATTAAAGCTGTTCAATCAACTAATAAAAAGTTGGATGCACAGGCTGAAGCTAGCCTTGGTGGCGTTGGCGGTGTTATTAAAGAGCGTATCAAAGGAATTAGTGATGTAATAAAAGCACCATTTGAAAGTATTGAAGCAGGATTAAAAGCTCCATTCGAAGCTGTATCCGGCACACTTGAATCTGTTGGAGAAGCAGCAATGAAGCCCTTTGAGTCTTTTAAGAATGTTACTCAAGGTTTTAAAAATCTATTTGGTGATAATGAAGAAGAAAAGGACACTGCAATACTCAATGAAATACTCAGTGAAATACAAACCCAAACTAAACTTTTAAAAGGTGATAAAAATAGAGAACAAAATCAAGATTTAAAACAATTAGAACAAACCAAAGAACAGCAATCAACCTTTAAATCTATTGCAGATGGTGTTTCTAATATTGGCGGTGTATCTGATATACCTGCATCAGTTGCAGATGAAACAATAAAAAACACAAGTGGTGGAATCGTTAAAAATATTTTTGGAGAACTACTTGGAACTATAGGTGCAGCTGGCCTAGTTGCTAGTGCTACAGTTGATGCACAAGCAGCTGATGCATTATCTGAAAAAGACAAAAAGAAACAAGATATTTTTACTAGAACGCGTCAAAGCTTATCTAAAAGATTAACTTCTCCTTTATCAAAAGCACTTGGTGGTGGAGCTCGGCCTGCAGAGATTGTTAACGAAATACCAAATTTTAAACTTGAGACTCAACGTGAAGGTGAAAGCGATCAAGTAGAATCGATAAGTGATATAAGTGAGGCCTTTTTAAAGCCATCAGATGTAGGTGCAGCAACAAAAAATCAAACTGATTTCTTCGGAGGTGAAGACTTATTTGGTAATGTAATATTAGAGCCTATGACAGGAATCATAGATTCTGTAGAAAGTATGAAAGAAGATATCGTAGTTGCATTGGAAGATGGCAATAAAATTTCTGAAGATGGCAATCAACTTATGCTAGGAAACGACTTAAAGAAGGCAGAAGAACAAAAAGAGTTCAAAGATGCTTTAAACAAAATAGCTGATAAAGATGAAGAACCGGGTGGAGGATTACCAGAACCCAAGAAAAAAGGTGGTATTCTCGGCGGTATTATGGAATTCCTTAAAACAGGAATTGCAGCCGTGGCAAGTGGCGTTTCTGCATTTGGCGCCTTCGTTGCACCAATTTTAGCAGCTTTCTCTAAATTTATGGGAGTAATAAAAGTAGCCTTTGCCGGATTATCTAAACTTGCCCTGCCATTAACAATTGCTATTGGCGCCGTCTCTGCGATTTTCGGTGCAATTAAAGGATTTAAAGAAGATGGATTTGCAGGAGCAATTAAAGGAGCATTCACTGTTGCGTTTGATGTTCTTGTTGGAAGTATAGCTAAATTACTTGGAAGTATTACCGGTGGATTGCTTAAATTGATAGGTTTAGAGGGTATGGCAATTACACTCAAAGAAGGTATTGAAAACATACTTACCTTTCTAAAAATGCTTTTTACTACACCGATTGATATAATTAAAGGATTATTTACAGGTGATGTTGATTTGATAATGGATGCTATTTCTGGTTTGTTTAAACAAGTGGGTAAAGTTCTTATGAGCCTATTTAAGGCTGCATTTGTAACGTTATTTGAGTTACCTCTTCTTATTGGAAAAATCATTAAAACTATACTTTTAGATATACCAGTTGCTATTGGAAAAGGATTATTTAATGCAGTAAAAACATTATTCATAAGTTTACCAATCGCTCTTGGAAAAGCTCTTGGTGAAGGTATCTTTTCTCTAATAAGCCTTATACCAAAAAGTGTTATAAAAGCCATGAAGGCTGCTGGTGAAAGTATCTTTGCTCTTGGCGACTTATTCATCGACGGAATTAAGTTTACTTTTGATCTTATTAAAAA